GCTTCGGGAGCAGCAGACGAACCACGCGGATTTCAGAAGTTGGGCGTGAAAGAGGTTTTACGCCGTCGTATTTGCGATGTATTGAGTTTACTTCCAGGCGGCCTTGATTCTATCCCAAAGAATTATTGCTATTCTTGTATTGTCCAGCATCCAAAGAATCAAATCGTGAATAATATTACTGTTCCAAAGTTGTATCTCGTTGCGGTTTATGAATTGTCTCAGGTCGATCCTACCGCAGGAGTTGACACAGGCGTGAATGTCGTTCGTATTGACCGTGACATCTTTTCCAAGAATTTCGGTGGTTCAGTTTCACATATGCCTTCAACGCTCACATGCGTATCTGATGAAACTACGAACGACACGACGCACACCGTAGAAGACTACTGCAATATGTATGCGTCGACTGATACTCGTAGTGTTTCTTTGCCAGGTGTTGTCTTTGTGGATAAAGATACCGGCTTCTGCTATAAGAAGCGTAATCCCAAATACGAGAGCGTGAAGAAACGCAAGGGAATGGAGCAAAAACTGTCGGCTCAGTATCTTCAATTGCGTAAAGATCGTGCGATTGATGAGTATTTGAAGTATCATCCTCAGCATTCTCGGGCATTTCAGCAGATTCGCGAACGTCTTCATGAATATACGCAAAAGTTGTATGACGCGTATATTGAGCATTACGTAAAGAAGAATGCGAAGCCTTTGAAAGAGTATGATCGCGAATTGAAGATTCATATGTATAAGGTTCATTATGATGTTTATTTGGCGAAGATGAAGGAGAACGGTGTTTTTGTAACGAAGCATACGATAATTGACTATGTGAATCAATTAGCGGTGGCGCAACAGTTGGCATGTGTGATTGCGACACCTTTGCCTGTTCGCGATAGTGTGTCGAAGACATCGGACTCATTTCAAAAACATCAGAAGAAACAAATTGTCAGGTCACAACAAAATGGTGAGAATAGCGCTGACGCGAAAAGCGGATTTAGAAACTCACGCGCATCAAGAGGTGGACGTTCGGTTCCTTCACTTTCTGTTCAGATTCATCCCAGGACATCATCTAATGAGAATGTAACTAATGATGAAGTCAGTATGAAAGGATCAAAGGCGACTGGAAGCGTGAAGGTTCAAAACCAGTTTGCCGGGTTGGACGTGGATGAGTAATCCGCGGTAAAAGTAAAGTAAAATTGAAATCGTTTGATAATATTATTATATTATTATCAAATCATGTCTCGTTCGTTATCCAATCACGGTCTTCTTCCTGCCACACCTCCTTCAACGCCTTACCCAGAAGATACGTCGGTATTTTTCGGATGGTATTCAGAAGCAGAACAGCAACTCATGGTAAGCAACCCGAGTTATCATAAATTTAATGGTAAGATAATTACACGCCCGCCGTATTGTTATTGGCTACAAGGCGACAAAAAGGTTCTTGTCACAGAAGTTACACATTCGAGCATTCCAACGCCACGTCAAGTTGCGAACGGCGACGTCTGTGTCGGACAGCTTGATAAATATATCGGAAGAATGTATTCTAGGTTGTAGTGAGTTACCTTATTACAACGGAATGGAAATAGATGCCTAAAAGCGAATGGTTCCGCCGACCATTCCGCCAACACTAGGGCGACCCGACCAGCCACCGCCGACTTGGCCTTGGACATATACGCTGCGGTTTTCGTTTCCGAAAGTTACACGCCCGGTGCCGTTATAGCCTTGGTTATTGGCGTTGAAAGAGCCGGAGAAACCCGCGGGGGAAGTGTGGGGATTAGGGTTAGGGATGTGGATAGTTTGCATCGAAGTGAGCGAGCGAGAGAGTGAGGGGATCAAAGAGCTTTTTATGATACTAATGGAGAAAATAGTTTTATGTTGGTTTTCTGGTAGTGCGACGATGGCGGCGTTTAGTTGTTTTGCGACGCTTCGTTACGCGTTTTTTAGAGTAACGGGATTTACCTCCTATACTTGTTCTAGAAGGTGGATGAGAATCGCCTAGTATTCCAGAACGTTGAATCAGATCATTAATAGCATTAAGAGACTTATCACCAAACCAATTAACCGTAACATCACCATCAACCTCAACCTCAACCTTATTCGGATCTATAACAAATATATTATCACGTTTGGATAGACTAGTTGTAATAGAATCTATACCTCCTTTAATATCTTGGGTAAGTGTTAATTCGTTGTTATCGCCTACAAGATAATAGTAAACTGGTAAATGATGACTAACGAAACCATCAGCATGAACAGCGACGGGGGGGTGCGCCCCGGTGGGAGTGGAGGAGCTAGGGTGCGGCGTCATAATCATAATTGTATTTGAAAACAAAGTATTTAATCCTGTTTTTTTGGAGTCAACAACATTAATCAAAAATACAACTTTATTACCGTATCTTTTACAAAGAATCTGTTTTGTTATATTGACATTTAAGCTACTTTGAACTGCTTTCGCGGCCCCGAAAAATATCGCAAAAATCCCATATTTCGACCCCTCTACCAACATGTCAGAACCTGATAAAAGACCGGCTACTACCCACTTGTTTGAACTATCATATTTACCTAAATTTTCTAAAAAGGGTTTTAACGCTTGATAGTTCGATTCAAACGATGAAGCCATACGAACTTTTTTTAATGTGGTTGGAATTACATCACCATTATATTTCGGTATACCTGAAATATATGCTTCGTCTGTTATATCACGTTTCACATGTTGAGTAAGTGTTACTACGCTAGAATCGTCTGGGACTTTTTCATATGCTGCTGTACCTGCCATATTCTATATACTATAACACAATATTTATTTTCGCACCCCCCCCCCCTCACCACAATCTCGCCTCCGCATGCTGAAACGGCCTTGCGGCCTTCTCAACTACCAAAGGTTCCGGCATGAACATCGCCATCCTGTCGAAGAATTTCACCTCCGGCAATTGCTTCAATTGCGGAACAACCGGTGCTTGCGGATCGACGAGATTCGTGGAATTAATGCCAAATAATGCGGATTCAATATCCACAGAATTACGCGCGAAATGTTCGCGGGACATCTTGGTGGGGAGGATGCCAACACTTTCATATGCGAGTGCGGGAGCGTATGCCTTACCGGCATAGCTATTTTCAAACGCGACATAATTGCGCGCAAGGTTTTGGGAGTTTTGCTCGATTTTGAAATCGGTGCGTGTATTCTTGTTTCGTGTAGATGCCATGGTCAAGTGATGCGCGAATATGATATATAATATTATAACAATCGTATTATTATATTATATTATTTATTATTTATGATTTCGCCTAAAACATCGCGTTCCAGCATTCTATAATTTCATCACGTAGGGGGTGCGGTATTTCTTCTCCGTGTTTAGCATGGCGAAGACATTTATGAAAAAGGTCGAACAACTGGAATGAAAACATCATACAAAAAATCATTTCAGCGTTATTCAAAGGCGATGAAATTGTGTTTGATGTAGATGTAGAACCTTCGGATACAGCAGCGACATCGTCTTCATCAGTTTGGACACCACCTACATTCGAGTTATACAAAGGATGTGCCTCGATCAACTCTCGAATGCCAGAATGCTGAATATATCTCTCATACAGGTCATTTATAACAGCCGAAACAATCTCGGGGTGATATTCATCATCAGTAATACCGAATGCTTGAAGAAACTGAATACGAAATAGCGTATCTTGATCATCGAGATCTTCGATCATTTTATACGTTGGAACAAGATCATAGTTGTATCCAGACAGATCGACTTCACTAATTACGATGTTGTTTTCTGTTATTGCTGTGACGCTCGTTGATTCTAGCTGTGTGACCTCTTCTTTAATTGGTTCAAGAACGGTGTGTTCGATAGATTCCGATGATGACATGAGACTACGTGTATTTTATATATAGAAGTATGAATATACTTTTATATGTTATCAGTTTTTATATATTATTGTACCGCAATACCCCTAGATTATTATGAATTCCCTAGCGCGACCCACTAAATAATTGCTCCTGATCACGAACCAACTCGCGTGAAGGCACACCTCCGCGAATCCAGCCATTCACCGCAGCGCCTTCCACATAATTTGCTGGATTGTTAATCGTCGCCTTAAATTCCTCTTGAAGAGGATACTCCGAATGGGCGGAATTCATTTGCTCCGACAACTGTGTGATGCTCTTCTTATTGGTGTTCATATCACCATGAAGCATCCTCGACTCAAAATCGACATTTACGGCGCCACGTCCTAAATAAGGGACGGTCTTGAAGGGGCGTTCAAGTAGGCTCAACTTACACTTCGCATGAGTATTCAACCTACCGATCGTGAGTTCGGAGTTGGTATCGATGTTGCATCCACCAAAACCAGTATGGTGACCACCCTTGTAAAATACATTCGGCTGGCTGGTCGCAAACTGAATCGGGCGCTCCATCTGACAATCTGTTGAAAAGAAGTTATTCAGCGCATAGTTTGCCGCATTCAAGTTTTGAACGTTGCGTTGCGAGAGATCACCGGTATCGCATCCGATACGCGACATATTATCAAAAGCAAAGTTATGAACGTAGGCCATTTTCGTGTATTTCTTTCTTGTAATCTATGCATATAAATAAATATTTAGGTGTGCGCGTCTAAATATCTATTGTCTGATGTATGTTGTCTCGTATGTTATCATTTGAACTAATGTCCAACAACCCCCCCAAGACGCGAATTAATTCGCCCACATGCGAATTCATCTCCCTCTTTACACGATTTCATCTCTCCATAACAGAACTTCGCAAATGCGTCTTGGTCATTCGGTATGCGTGTATTCGCAACTGGATGAAATTGGCGCATCGATGAATCAAATACTGAATTATCACCTAAAGTTCCGAACAATTTACCATATGTTTCCTCTGGTGTATGATTCGGAGCTTCCGCAGGAACATTCGATCCTTGGTATATTACGTTACTGGCATTCGTGTCGAAACTTCCACTTACGAATCGTTTGGTT